TGTGAATGCCACCATGGCGGACACGTTAGCCGGCGTATATCTGATGGCCGAAATCAATAAGAACCGCATTACCTTCGATCCGAGTTGGACGCTCGCTACGCTCAAACCTGCGCTCCGTCCGTTTGGTATCTTCCTGCGCGACAGCGTTCAGGCACCTGCCAGCTAAACACCCGTTTTAATTTAATCGCCTTCTTCGCATGCCCTTCACCGGGCAGGGTGTTGTGCGTCTTTTATTTATCCCGGCCAACAGGTCGGGACACAGAGAGAATAAGCCATGTCCCAAACTATTTACGATACCGTTTCGCTGGTCGGGTTGGTACCCAATCTGATGACGTCGCAAAACTTCATCCTCGACCGCTTTTTCCCGAACATCGTGACCAGTGACGATGAATATGTGGCGATTGATGTAGATATCGGTCTTCGTCGTATGGCGCCGTTCTGCTCACCGCTGGTCGAAGGTAAGCTGGTGGAAAGTCGCCGCTACCAGACCGACAAGTTCAAGCCTGCCTACATCAAAGACAAGCGCGCCCCAGATCTGCGTAAACCGATCCGCCGCCAGATTGGTGAGCGCATCGGCGGAGAATACACCGCCGCAGAGCGTGAAATGCTGAACATCCAGTTCGAGATGAGCGACCAGATTGATATTTTAAATCGTCGCCTCGAGTGGATGGGCTGCAGTGCGATTGCCACCGGCACCGTCACCATCAAAGGCGACGGCTTCCCAACCACCGTCGTTGATTTTGGTCGCGATCCGTCCTTAACCATTGCGCTCAGCGGTTCCGACAAATGGCCGACCAGCGTTGCGGTGGGGGCAACTAACACCCAGCCAACGGACGACATCGAAGAGTGGCAGGCGTTGATTTTGCAGAAATCTGGCGCCCAGGCAACGGACATTATCTTCACCAACGCCTCATGGCGCGCGTTCAAGCTGGATACATCGCTGAAAGGTGCCATTATTCTGCCGGCGCAGAACCCGTCCGGCAACATCATCAATCCGGGCGCGCAGATTGCGAAGGGTGCGGTGTGTAAAGGTTACTGGGGCCAGTACACGCTATGGCTTTACAACGACTGGTTCATTGACCCGGACACTGGCATTGAAAATCCGATGATCGCTGACGGTTCAGTGGTTATGTCGGGTCCGGATCTGATGGGCACCCGCGCGTTTGGCGCAATCATCGATCCCGCCTTCAACTACGGGCCGATGGCGTATGCGCCAAAAAGCTGGCTGCAGCCCGACCCTGCGCAGCGCTTCCTGCTGATGCAGTCTTCTCCGATCGTTATCCCAAGCCGGGTTAACGCAGCCCTTTGTGCGAAGGTGGTCTAATCATGGCAAAAGATAAAACAACCGATGCGGCCTCTGAGGCTGCTGACCTGATCACCGTGGTAGTGCTCAAAGGGAAAAGCGTTCGTCATGACGGGGATAATTACACGCAGAATACGCGCGTTGAACTCTCACCGGGCGACGCCAACCGGCTTATTGCTTCCGGCTTTGTTAAAACGCTGGACGCCGTGAAACAGGAAATGGAAGAGGCGTCCGGTCAGGAAGTCTCCGTCATAAAATCTGATGGTCAATCGACTATCACCTCCGACGAGCCCAATGTCGTTAAAACTGAGAGCGGGGAAGCCTGATAATGGGGGTCAACTGGGATCAGCATCTGCTCAGGCCTTTGCACAGCGTATTTGGTGACCCGGTTGATTTCCGGCCTGCGGGTGCTGCGGCGTATACCATTAGTGGGATTTTCGACCGCGCGTATACGCAGGACGTGGAACCGCTGGAAGACGGCAGCGCCATAAACACCACGTCTCCCGTACTCGGCGTTATTGACAGTGAGTTTTTACTCCCGCCGAAAAGGGGCGACAAGGTGTTTATTGGCCTGGTCGGCGGAGAACAGGTGAATACCTTGTTTACCATTTCTGATATTCAGCCGGACAGCCACGGTGGCTCAAAGCTCATTCTTAACAGGGTGAAGGTATGAATGCAGCAGCACTTCGGATACTGGTGATCGGCGCGCTGACCGGCAAAACGGACGCGGAAGAACGCGTTTATTCATCGCGGGACTGGCCGACGTCGGAAGACATGTACCCGGTGATCCTCGTGCAAACTCCCTTCGATCTCAAAAACTCCCTTGGTCGCAACGTTCCGCAATTTACGACGGTAACCACCGTCCGAATTACCGGCCGCCTGCAGGAGCTGGACGAGATTGATCAGGACAACGGGGCGGAGAAAGCGGAAGTCGCGCTCGAGCAGTTGCGCGAACAAATTGAACGGGCTGTGATCAACAGCTATGAGCTCACTCGTCAGACGCAGCAGTTTTTGCAGGTTCGTTCCACCATCGATGTAAGCGCCGGCGGCGAAGGACACACCGCCCAGCTTCTGATGGAATTGGATATCGAGTATTACCAGGGGCCCGAAGAGTTTTACCCCATCGAAACAACCCCGCTTGAGGGGGTAGACGTCATCATTGTAGAGCCTGACGGCACGCCAGAAGTTGGCGTCACCATAGACCTGCCTCAATAATATTCTGGAGTATTCCATGCTTGTAAAACCGACCGCCGGGCGCACAGTGCGCGATCCGGTCAAAGGCACCCTATTGCCTGAAGAAGGGGCAGAGGTGCAGGAAAGCACCTTCTGGAATCGCCGGCTGCGCGACGGTGACGTCGTAAACGCTGATGCTGCGCCGCAGGGTAAGCCTGTGTCCACGGCAAAAGTGACGGATACCACCAATGACAGCGATAAATCTACCGCTGCGACTGATACGGGGAGTACCCGCTAATGGATTTTCAACATATCTCTTCTAATCTCCGCACGCCGCTTTTCTTTGCCGAGTTTGATAATTCTCAGGCGAACACGGCGACCGCGACACAGCGCACACTGATCATCGGTCAGGCGCTGACAATTGCTGGCGCGGTGCTTAACATCCCGGTTATTGAATCCTCCGCGTCAAATACAGCAGGGATTTATGGTGCGGGTTCAATGCTCCACAACCAGATGGTTGCGTATCTGGCGAACGACGTCGCGGGGGAAATCTATTTGCTTCCACTGGCTGACGGCGTCGCCCAGACGGCAGCGACAGGAACCGTGACCTTAACAACTGCGCCAACAGAAACCGGCGTGATTTCGTTGTACATCGCTGGTCAGCGGGTGCAGGCCACAGTGTTGAGTACGGATTCAGTGTCTTCGATGGCGGCGGCGTTGGCGGCGGCTATTGCGGCGAAAACCGCATTGCCGGTGACGGCAACTTCTGCACTCGGTGTTGTGACGCTGACTGCCAAAAACAAAGGGGCACACGGCAACGGGATTGATCTGCGCCTGAATTATCAGGGCAGCGCGGGTGGAGAAAGCACACCAGCCGGGTTGGGTATCACGCTCACCGCCATGGCCGGCGGCGCGGGCGCACCGGATATGACCACTGCGCTGGCAAATCTGGGCGATCGCACCTTTGACTTTATCGTGACGCCTTATACGGATACGACGTCTCTCGATGCGCTAAAAGGCCTGCTTTCAGACAGCACCGGCCGCTGGAGCTATGCGCAGCAGCTTTATGGTCACGTCTTCGGCGCTGTGTCAGGAACGTATGGGCAACTGACCACCGTCGGGGAAGCCCGTAACGATCAGCATGCTACGCTGCTGGGTGTCTATGACTCGCCGACGCCGGCGTATGTCTGGTCTGCTGCGGTGACCGGAGCGGTAGCGGGCAGCTTGCGTAACGATCCGGGCAGACCTCTGCAAACGCTGACCATCAGCGGCGTGCTGGCACCGCCTTTGGCATCACGCTTCGAACTGACAGAACGTAACAACCTGCTTTACAGCGGGATCTCGACGTTTACCGTTGCTGATGACAATACGGTGCAGGTTGAAAACCTGATCACCACGTATCAGACCAACAAATACGGTGACGCAGACGACAGCTATCTGCAGGTCGAAACGCTGTTCCTGCTGATGTTCGTGACGCGATTTATCAGAACGCAGGTCACGTCGAAGTTCGCCCGCATGAAGCTGGCCGCCGACGGCACACGTTTTGCGCCGGGCTCGGCTATCGTGACGCCGAACATTATCCGCGCGGAGCTCATCGCCCAGTATACCCAGCTGGAATACAACGGCTATGTGCAAGACTCCAAAGCCTTCGCCGCCGGTTTAGTGGTGACGAAAAGCACCTCCAACCCCAACCGGGTTGATGTGCTGTGGGACGGTGTCCTGATCAACCAGCTGCGCGTATTCGCTCTCCTCAACCAGTTCCGTCTGCAAGCTGCGGCGTAAGGAATCATCATGGCAGATACATCTAACCGCCTGGCAGGAACGGCGTTTGTTACGACTAACGGCGTCTCGATCATGGTCGCCGGCCAGTTCAAATACAGTCCCTCCAAGCTCAAGCGTGAAACGCTGACCGGCATGGACTATGTGCACGGCTATAAAGAGAAACCCTCTGCGCCGTTTATCTCCTGTCAGGTGCGCGACAGCGGCGGTACTACCGTTGCGGACTTCACAAATATGACAAATGTGACGATTGTGGCTGAGCTGGCTAACGGGAAAACCATCATAGGTAGTGCCATGTGGACGGTTGAGTCGCAGGAAGTCGACAGCGAAGATGCAGTCTTCGACGTGCGCTGGGAAGGTTTTGACGTGACGGAGAGCTGATCGTGGAAGAACAGGAAAAAAGCATCATCATTCCATTGGGAAAACCGCTGGCTGATGCCAGCGGTAAACTGGTCTGGGAAAGTATTGCGCTTCATGAACCGGCGTTAATCGAGGTGAATCAGTTCCTTGCTTCGCAAAAATCCGGCGGGGCGCTCACAGCAATGGGGCATCTTATTTCGTTGCTGACGGGCATTCCCCCGCTGGTGATAAAGCGTTTACCTTTCACGACGTTCAGGCAATGTGAGGTTTTCCTTCTTACCTTTTTAAATTACACCCCCGAAACACTCGAACCAGATACAACACCTGAAAACAGTACAGTCATTGTGCTATCCAAATTGCTCGAAGACAGTAAGAGTCAGCAAAGTTGGAGTGGTATTGACCTGTTTGAACCCACGCTGGAACAGGTTGATCAGTTTTATAAAGCGCAGACGGCAAAGGGGGGCTTGACCGCCATGTCTGCGCTGGTCTCCGAACTTTCCGGTATTGCGCCAGAAGTGATTAATCGCCTTCCCTTCACTGATTACAAGCGCTGTGAGGGCTATCTACTGGGTTTTTTAAACTACTCCCCCGCGATGGAAGGTGGCGGGAGCGCATAGCTGATGTGACTTATTACTACGGCTGGGGGCCGAGGGATGGATGGGCAATGACCTGGTCTGAACTTAACTGGTGGCTTGTACAGGCAACTCGCCTAAATAAGTTAAAGGAACATAATTAATGGCTAATGCATTTGATTTCCAGTTGAAGGCAGACGATCAGGTATCGCAGTCAATTCAAAACATTGATGACGCCGTTCAAAAACTTATACCTCAGCTTAATGATGCGCAAAAAGTAGTACAACTTGGTGGACGCCGATCAGCAGAAGGGCTTGATGAAATCAGTGGCCGCCTGAACAAGTTGGCCAAAAATGCCCGAGATGGCGTCCAGTTCGTTGGTGATCTGGTACCGCCGTTGAAAATGGTGGGGGGGCTGACTCTCGGTCTGGGCGGTTTAGCAACTGTGATTAATGGGGTTAAATCGTCCATAAAGGAATATGCAGATTCAGGATACAAGATTGATTCCACTGCAAAAAACATCAGCACCACAACGCGAGCCTACCAAGAGTTGACGGGCGCTATGATTGAAAACGGTGCGACTCGGGATTCTGCTGATAGTGCTGTGACCGGGCTTTATCAGCGCGCCAATGATGCGCTCAACGGTCGGGATGACCCTTTCAATGCTTTGCTGGCGCAAATGGGCATCAAAATTAGCAAAACCAAGGAAGGGATGGCTGATGTTGTGAAACTGATGGATGACTTGAACAAGGCCATGCTGAAACAGTCCCCCGCCCGGCAGGCCGTGATCGCACAAGTCGGTCAGTTTTCTCCTGAACTGCTGAATTTCTTGCGACAAAGCACTGACCAGATCCAGCGCCTTAAAGACCAGGCGCAGCGCGACGGGTTGATATTTTCCGACCAGGATATACAAAATGCCCTCGAATTTCGCAACTCCATTAATCAAGTTTCAGCTGCTATGGATGGTCTGCAGATGAAATCTCAGGCATGGCTTGGTCAGCGCGGCGAGTACGGAGATATGGTAAAAAATAATCTGGATTACAGCAAAAAACATGCAAAAGATACCCCCGATTCGTTTTATCACGGTGATAAGGATAACGATATCCTTGCTCATGCAAGGCGAGATAAATCCTTCAAGGATTCACTCTCTTTTACTGAAGGTCTGTATTTAGCCACTGGCTATCCTGACAAAGATTTTAAACAGAAATTGAATGCCCGGTATGGCGCGCAGTGGGAGGGGCAGCGACTCCAACAAGATTTGAAAGATATTTCTGTAAATCCGCCAGTCAGCGCTGAACAAACTGGTGCGAAGGGTCCGTTATTCTCACAATTAGAATCAAAATATAAGTTGCCACGTGGAACCCTCAACAACGTTTATCAAGCGGAGTCTTCTGGCGGGAAGCATCTGTTTTCACCGGCTGGCGCTGAGGGACCCTTTCAATTTATGCCGACGACCGGGCAGCAATATGGACTTGATAATCGCGCTGATCGGATGGATACGGGCAAGTCAGCTGAAGCCGCTGCACACTATTTATCTGACCTTTTAGCCCAGTTCGGCGGGGATATGAAAAAGGCAGTAGCGGCGTATAACTGGGGACCCAGTCGAGTCAGTAACATGGGGCTTGAGTATGCGCCAAAAGAAACCCGCGACTATTTGGACCGGGTTATGCCTGGGCTTCCTGATTTTTACGACACTTCGACCGGGAGTAATTCCCCAGGAGAGGAAGACGCACTTCCGGGGAATGATTTAAATACCCACACCGATACGAATATTAATGCGACGACACACACCGCCGGAGGAACGTCCGGGGGGGGAATAGATGTAAAACAAGTTGCAGATGTTTTGTCTAAGGTCTTAAAAGACAATAAAAGTGAGATTGAATTGACGCTGATTAATGAGCGAACCGGGGAGCGGAAAAAAGTCTCCGGCGCTGGCGGCAAAGTCACCACAGCAATGTCGATGCCTTGAAATATCAACCTGACCCGCTTCGGCGGGTTTTTCATTTATGGGGGATAGGATGCCACTGATACAAGATGCGCTGTCTTCACTGCTGGGTTTTTCCGGTGACACATGGAAATGGCAGGATCATATTCACCCCGCCTCATTTAGGGGCGTTCCCTTTGCGGTCGTTGACGGTGATGGTAGCTTTGGCCGCCGGCAGGCCGTTCATGAATACCCATACCGCGATACGGTGTGGGTGGAGGATATGGGACGCTCTACCCGCCGCCTGACGCTGTCCGGTTTTATCATTCAAAGCAGCCTGGTCTACAGTGCGCCGGACGTAATGACCCAGCGCGATAATCTGATCGCTGCATGTGAAACGCTGGGTGCCGGTACGCTGGTCCACCCCACGCTGGGAGAGCTGACGGTCAGCATCCCGGAAGATGGACTCAAGCTGCGCGAAAGCAAAGACGCCGAGCGTGTTTTTGAGTTTACGCTGACCGTTATCGAGTCCGGCCTGCGGGTTTTCGCCGTGACCAGCTCAGTATCCGCTGTCTCCACAGTGAAAACTTCCTGGCTGGCGCTGGCGGCTAAATCGGCGGCCACGTTTATTGCCGAGGTCAATTCTGATATTAGAACGGTCACCCAGGCGATAAAAACGCTCAAAAGCACAGTGTCATTCTGGACAGGCATGGTAACCCGGGTCGCAAATGAAGCGACCAACCTCAGCAATACGCTGAAATCAACGTTCGGCAGCACCCGGTATGGACGTTACAACACCGGCACCGTGGGCGGCAGCGCGTCGGGCGCAACCACTGCCACCTCATCAGATGCAGATACCGCAAACTATCAACTTTTGGTTTCACAAAAAATGGCCTCCTCCGTTGAAGACAGGGCGCAAACGCAGTCCTCAACGGCCAGCCTGCTGGCATCAACCAGCGTCGCATCCTATGCCAGTGGTGCGCAGGATGTGATTAACACGCTGCTGGCCAGTGAAGCTAAAGGTCTGGACCTGATCCGCATGCTTGAAACGCTTTCGGGGTTTTCTGATGCAACATATCGGCCCAACTCCAGCGACAGCGGCATCACCTTATCCGTTCAGATTTACCTGACAACGCTTTCTGCGGGTGCAATGGCCTATGCCGCATCGCTCTATGAGCCAGTGAGTTATGACGATGCAGCTGATTTACTTCAGAGGGTGGTGGCGGTGATTGATGCCGTTTCTCTGGCGGCGGCGGATCAAGGCTATGACGACGTGTTCAGTGAGTTATCTGATCTCAAAACACATGTGAAAACTACTTTACAGGCAAAAGGTGCGCTCCTGGCTAACGTTGAAACCGTTTCATTTAGCCAGCCCCTGCCTGCTCTGAACCTGGCGAATCGCCTGTATCAAGATGGTAGCCGGGCAGAAGCATTGGCAAAGATGGCCGACCCTATCCATCCGGCCTTTATGCCCCTCACTTTTAGGGCGCTCACCTCATGAATGATGAAATGACGTTAACCATCGGTGGGAAAATACTTTCAGGCTGGGACTCCGTTCGGGTTACGCGCAGCATTGAACGCCTGCCCAGCGATTTTGACCTGTCGTTAATGGATGAATTCCCCGGCAGCGATGATCAGCAATTAGTTAAAGAAGGGGATCCCTGCGTGGTCAAGCTGGGCAGTGATACGGTTATCACCGGCTATATTGACCGCTGGGCACCGATGATTTCCGCCACCAGGCACGAGGTTCGGGCAACCGGTCGCAGCAAGTGCCAGGATCTGGTTGATTGCTCAGCGAAATGGAATAACAACGTGATCACCGGGGCGACGCCGCTGCAAATTGCTCAGCGCCTCGCCTCACCCTACGGCATTACGGTTTCAAGTGACGTAGCTGAGATGGATAACGTGCCGCAATTCACCCTTAACTGGGGGGAGAGCTCACAGGAAATCATTGATCGCATCACTCGCTGGGCCGCATTGCTTTATTACGATCTCCCTGACGGCCGTCTTTACCTGACCCGCGTTGGCACTAAAAAAGCGGCCAGCGGCGTGGCGCAGGGCGTCAATATTGAAGCGGCAGCCTACGAGGCATCGATGGATGAACGGTTTTCCGAGTACACCGGTGTATCAATGACGGTCAACCCGCTGATGGACGACAGCGGGTACGGTGCGGTAACGAAAGCCACCGCGAATGACCCTGACGTCGCAAAAATGCGGTACCGAAATCGCATCATCATCGTTGAAAGCACGATGAACACGCCAGAACTGGCACAACAGGCGATTGACTGGGAAATGAACCGCCGTTACGGCCGCTCCAAGGCACTTCAGGTCACCGTGGACAACTGGCGCGACAGTGCCGGTAAGTTGTGGGAACCCAATACCCTGATCCCCGTAAATATTCCGAAGATGGGGATCAGCGATGTGCTGTGGCTTCTGGCTGAAGTCACTTTCATTAAGGATGAGCGCGGTACCGTTGCGCAGATGGTCCTGATGCCGCCGGCGGCCTTCTCCGTGCAGCCTTATCGCTTCTACAACGTGATACAGGAGTTGAATCGATGACGGTACTTAGCACGCTCTATCGGCGGGCAATGATGATGTTAGGTATTGGCCGTGTATCGCTGACTAATGACGACGGCGGGATCCAAACGGTGCAATACCAAACACCACTCGAGGTGCGCGGTGACACGCCGAGACTGATGGAATTTGGTTTTTCCTCCGTTTTACCTGCTGACTCAGACGTCCTTGTTGCCTATCTTTCTGGCGATCGTTCAAATGCCGTGGTGATCGCTTCTGGGCATAAAGGGAGCCGAAAGACCGGCCTCAATACGGGTGAAACTATCCTGTACAACCTGTGGGGCATGCATTTTAAGTTAACGGAAACAGGCATTGAGGTAGATGCCAGTGGGCAGCCAGTCACGGTGATCAACGCTACAAAGGTGACCATCGTTGCCTCGGAAGAAATCTATGCCGACTCGCCGGTACTGAAATGCGCGGGCGATATTATTGATAACGCGGGCAGTAATACCACTACCCTGAAAAATTTGCGCGATACCTACAACGGGCACAATCATGTTGTGAAAAATGTGCAGAGCGGCAGTTCATCACCGACCAGTGAAAAACCGGGGGAGCAGGTTTAATGACAGACATAACAACGCTCTGGAACGCGGAACAATCCGTCGGGGATTGGGTTGAGGCGTCAGGCGACCTGCAGGAGGGCAACGATCTCGACACAGCCATCCTGATCAGCCTCTTTACCGACCGGCTGGCGCGGGAAGACGATGAATATGATGGAGAGGACCGGCGCGGGTGGTGGGGTGATATTGAACAGGAATACCCGATTGGTTCCAGGCTTTGGCTTCTTCGCCGCCAAAAGCTTACGGTGGCCACGGCTAATAAGGCAGAAAGTTATGCCTCGGAGGCCCTGAAGTGGCTCATCGATGACGGCGTAGTTGCGGGTATTACCCCGGTCACCCAGATAGTGTATCCGAACCGCCTCAACCTTATTATCACTTACGAAAAACCGGGACAAAGCGCGGTATCAAAACGCTACTTCTGGGTCTGGGAGTCTTAACGATGCCATATAACAGGCCAACGCTCAGTGAATTGCGTGCGCGTAACCTCGCCGCCATTGAATCAGAATTAAAAGGGGTGGGTACTCCGCTACGATTTTCAAACCTCAATATT